TAATCAATATATTATAACTTTAAAGTCAAGGCAGTTAGGTATTTCTACTTTAGCTTCTGCTTATAGTCTTTGGTTAATGATATTTCATAAAGATAAAAACGTACTAGCATTAGCAACTACTCAAGCAACTGCTCGTAACTTAGTTACTAAAACTATGTTTATGTACGACCAACTTCCTAAATGGATTAAACTACCAGCATTAGAAAAAAATAAATTATCTCTAAGATTAAAAAACGGATCAAAAATAACTGCTAAATCTTCTAATGCAGATGCAGCTAGATCTGAAGCTGTATCTTTACTATTAATAGATGAGGCAGCATTCATAGATAATATTGACGAAACATTTACTGCAGCACAACAAACATTAGCAACCGGTGGTCAATGTATGGCTTTATCTACTCCTAATGGTATAGGTAACTGGTTTCATCAAACTTGGGAAAAAGCTGAGACTGGAGAAAATAGTTTCTTACCTATAAAACTACCTTGGACAGTACATCCTGAAAGAGATCAAGAATGGAGAGACCAACAAGATGCTGATTTAGGACCTAGAATGGCTGGTCAAGAGTGTGATTGTGATTTCTTAGCTTCTGGTGATACTGTATTCGAACCAGATGATATGTTGTTTTATGAAAAAACTTACCAAGTCGACCCAGTAGAAAGAAGAGGAGCTGACGGTAATTTATGGATATGGGAAGGATGTGACTATTCTAAAAGCTATATGGTAGTAGCCGATGTTGCCAGAGGAGATAGCGCAGACTATTCTGCATTTCATGTATTCGATATAGAACAGTGCGTTCAAGTAGCTGAGTATAAAGGTAAGTTATCACCTAAAGATTTTGGTAACGTATTAGTAGGAATAGCAGCAGAGTATAATGATGCTTTATTAGTAGTAGAAAATGCTAATATAGGATGGGCTACTATAGAACAAATAATGGAAAGACAGTATAAAAACCTTTATTATAGTTCTACATCTAATATGGAAACAGTAGAATCTTATATGTCAAAATATGAAAGAGATAAATTAGTACCAGGATTTACTATGTCTATGAGGACTCGCCCTTTAGTAATAGCTAAAATGATAGAGTATATAAGAGAAAAATCAGTTACTATACAATCTAAAAGATTACTATCAGAAATGAGAGTTTTTGTTTGGAAAAACGGAAAACCTCAAGCTCAGGTAAATTATAATGATGATTTACTTATGGCTTGTGCAACAGCTCTATTTGTCAGAGATACTGCACTTAAATTAAGACAACAAGGTATGGATTTAGCGAGAGCTCAATTATCCTCATTTACTAACTTAAATAGTAGAAACAAAGCTATTATGACAAATGTTGGAAATATGCAAAATAATCCGTATATTATAGATAGTAACCGTGGGGAAGAAGATATTACATGGTTACTTAAATAGAACTATTTATATATAAACAAAATACACAATGGCAGATAGATCACTTTTCGGTAGACTTACAAAATTATTCTCTACCGATGTAGTAATAAGAAACATCGGAGGAGATCAATTAAAAGTCATAGATGCCAACCAAATACAAAGATCAGGTAAATATGAAACTAACTCTTTAATTGATAGGTTTAGCAGATTATACATAAATAATAAACAAAATATATATAATCCTAATCTAAACTACCAGACATTAAGAGTTCTATTATACTCTGATTACGAAGCAATGGATACAGATGCTATATTAGCTTCTGCTTTAGATATACTTTCTGATGAAGCCACCGTTAAAAATGATATAGGAGAAGTATTATCAATCAAATCATCTGATGAAAATATCCAAAGAATACTTTACAACTTATTTTACGATGTTCTAAATATAGAATTTAATTTATGGTCATGGACTAGAAATATGTGTAAATATGGTGATTTCTTCTTAAAATTAGAAATCTCTGAAAAATTTGGAGTGTATAATGTTTTACCATATACAGTTTACAATGTAGCAAGACATGAAGGAGTAGATGAAAACGAACCTACAAAAGTAGAATATACTATAGATCCTGATGGCTTAGCTACTTCTAACGATCCAAATTATATACCTAGAAAAAATAATAAAAAAGTTATTAGATTAGATAACTACGAAGTAGCTCATTTTAGATTACTTTCAGATACTGCTTATTTACCTTATGGACGTTCTTATTTAGAGCCTGCTAGAAAAATTTATAAGCAATTAAATTTAATGGAAGATGCGATGTTAATACATCGTATAATGAGAGCTCCAGAAAAAAGAATGTTCTATGTTAATGTTGGTTCTATACCTCCTAATGAAGTAGAACAGTTTATGCAGAAGACTATCAACCAGATGAAAAAGACTCCTTATGTAGATCCTAACACTGGTCAATATAATCTTAAGTTTAATATGCAAAATATGATGGAAGACTTTTATCTTCCTGTAAGAGGTGGAGATGCTTCTACTCGTATTGAAACTACTAAAGGATTAGATTATGATGGCACTAATGATATTATTTATTTAAGAGATAAACTATTTGCAGCATTAAAAATACCAAAAGCTTATTTTGGATATGAAGGAGATTTAACTGGAAAAGCAACATTAGCAGCTGAAGATATTAGATTTGCAAGAACTGTAGAAAGAATTCAAAGAATATTAGAATCAGAATTAACTAAAATAGCTTTAGTTCATTTATATTCTCAAGGATATGAAGGAGAATCTTTAACTAATTTTGAAATCAAACTTACCACTCCTTCAGTAATATACGAACAAGAAAAAGTAGCATTATTAAAAGAAAAGATTGATTTAGCTAATCAAATGAAAGATTCTAAATTATTCTCTTCTGATTATATTTACGAACATATATTTGATATGTCTGAAGATAAGTATAATGAAATGAGAGATCTAGTAAGAGAAGATGGTAAAAGAGCATTTAGAATAGCTCAACTTGAAGCAGAAGGTAATGATCCTGCTAAATCTGGTAGATCTTACGGTACTCCACATGATTTAGCTTCTATGTACGGTAGAAGAGCTACTGCAACAGAAAAAGGAGGAAGTTTAGGCCAAGTACCTCCAGGATATGAAACACCACCTAAGCACGGTGAACCAGGACCTGAAGGAGGTAGACCTAGAGAAAAATTCTCAGTATATGGAACTAATGATAATCCTGTAGGAGGTAGAGATCCTTTAGGTATTGATGGAATGCATGGTGGTTTTCCAAGTGATAATGAAAACGTAATGGAAAACCTTACTACTAAAAATATCTATGCTAAAAATGAAGAAACACTTAAATCTATGGACTTTAATAAAAAAGAGTCGAAATTACTAAGAGAAGATAATATTAAAGATTTAGGCGAATAGGCCATATTTATAATAGTAAACGTGTATAATGAAAATAAAACATTCAAAGTTTAGGAATACTGGATTAATCTTTGAGCTGCTTGTTAAGCAAATAGCTGCAGATACTTTGTCCAAAAAAGATTCCTCTGCTGTAGGAATAATTAGGAAATTCTACACAGGTAAAACTACTTTAGCAAAAGAGTTTAAATTATATGAATTTATTTTAAGAAATAAAAACGTATCAACTCAAAAAGCTTCTAATATAATATCAACTATAACTGAAATATCTAGAAAACTAAATCAAGATATATTAAAAAAGCAGAAGTATCAACTTATAGCTGAAATAAAGAAAAGTTATAATATTGAAGAATTTTTTAATATTCAAGTAAGTGATTATAAACCTCTAGCAGCTTTATATTGTTTATTAGAAGCACAAAATAACGATCAACTAGTAGATCCTGACTACTTAGTAAATAATAGAACTACTATTTTAGAACACTTAACATCTAGTGAAGTAAACAAATCAGATGTTGAAGACTCAGTAATACAAGAATTTGCAAAATATGACAAAGATCTTAAATTACTTACGTTCAAAATATTATTAGAAAAGTTTAATGACAGGTATAAAGATTTTTCACCTGAGCATAAAAATATTTTAAGAGAGTTTATTACATCAGTAAACTCAACCACACGTTTACGAAATGTTATCAATGAAGAATTAGGTAAAATATCTAAGGCAGTTACAAAATTAATACCTAGTATTAAAAATGATGTGATTAAGATTAAATTGGAAGAGGTAGCAAAAAATATAATTCCTATTTCTAAAAAAGAAAAAGTATCTGATACACATCTGGTGAATATA